GTTATCAATCTTCAGGATGGAGACACTATTGCTACAGCACCGCCAGATAATCCATCTCCTGCTATAACTCTGGTTATATCACCCGCAGATGCACCAGGAATAGTTATCATGATGCCACCTTACCTATTAGGACATCGACCTCTACATTGTAAAAGTGCCCTCTAAGTTCAGCGTCTGTGGAATCTTCTCTAAAAAATTCCATTGAGTTGAATTCGGATTCGCCTAAATAAATAATTCCACCGCTTCCAATTAACTGGCCTTCAGAAGTCGTAGGTGCTGTTCCGTCACCACGAGCCCTTACTGCCGCTGATTCTATTGTTCCAACAAAAGACCGGGCACCAGTTGGAGCCGAAGTAACTAAGGCAGATCCCATTTCAAAAATATTTACTGCCGAATTGCTAATAGTACCCGATGTGTAATCTAATGCCTGTGGTTGTCTAGACATATTATTTCTCCTCGTCCGGGTCTACTCGATAATGGCCTATCGGTGCCTCAACAGAATTCTCCTCGTTGGGCATAGGCAAATGATCTAGAGCCCCTTTTCTTATATCGTAAAATTGTGGATCTCCTCTAAAGTCTGGGACAAGCATACGCCACTGATCTTCAATTGGCATTAGTACTGCCGCTGGAATATGTCCTCCCCATTTCTTGTACATCCTCTCAAGCCATACCTGGTGTATGTACTCAGTATCATAATCTGTATTTAAAAGCTGTGTTACCGCAGAGGCATAAGCCTTTTTAAACTGCGACGTATCGTGCGTCTTGCCGTGACCCTCATGCTTGTCTGGGTTACAGGCAGCTATCGAATCAACCAACGCAGTAGCGACATCTTCCAATGAATCTCCCATTGCAATCAGGTTGTCCACACCGTTCCCCAGAGGGTAATGATGTATATGGCCTTCCCTGGTTTCAAATGAAACGTATGCGTAAGGCGACTTGTAGCCTCGCTCTTTAATCCGCTCAATCATCGGTAAGAACGAGGGGTGATATTTATTGTCACCGTTATCTTCAGGCATCGCTGTTATGACCAGGGAAACTAATGAAAGCCTCCCTAGCCTTTCTCCTTTGTTATTCCCATTGGGAACCCCACTATGCGCCTATTTGTAGGAATGCAAACTGATATTCACTTGTCGCAGCTAGGAAGTTGGTAGCAAAACCTACTGTTTGCTCCTCGTTTGACCCACCCGCCATGTTCTCTACTGCTCCTGGCGTACCATCAGACACACGTAAGGGTTCAAAAATTACTAGGGTTCCATCAGCGAATAGAGCTGCTTCTCCCCAAGTCTGTGCCCAGAAGTACGTGTTATCAGCTACTTCGGCTGCTGCGTAACCAACACAACGTGCGGTCTGCGCTGCACCAGGAGTAATAATAACGTCCTGGTATGGATTAGCTACGAGTCCAACCTCGCTCGACGTTGTCAGTGCTGTAGCAATAGTGTCTCCATCCTGAAGATTGATAACCACGGCAGGTGATGCCGAAACATCTGCTGCTATATGGGCACCTGTGCCTTTAATTCTATAGACGTGTCCCTCACCAGCTTCGTCATTAACAAACAAGTAGCCATTAGCATACTGGTCTGCGGTAACGTCAGTGTTTGGAGAAGTACCAAATGTAAGTGTTACGCTTTTAGCACCTACTGCTGCTGCTGCGGGCACAAGGTCTGTGTCCTGGTTAGCCAAAGCTATTGAACTTTGCACCCCTTTTCCTGCTCCAACCGCTCCGTTTGAGAAGGCATACCGAAAAACTCTACCGTCAGGCAGAATCATTCGTGTGCCAACTATAAGCCCATTATTGGGATCAACCTCCCCAGCAGTTGGGGACGTATCTGAGGGGGTAACGGTGACCTTTTCGTCACCAAAATCCCCATATATTGTTCCATATGTTAGTGCCATTTTCTTTCCTTATGTCACTTTAGTTTTATTTGTAGTTTTATTTGTAGTTTTATTTGTAGGAGGTTCTGGAATTTTTACTTCCATCTCCTCCAAAGTTGTATGTCTTTGACCCCTTCCTCCCGGAGGGTCAGCTATGTAGTACGCCCTGTGTTGTTGAGCATCCCTTTTGGCTTTGAACCCATGATCATGGACAAGACAGTAGTACATCCAGTCCTTCATCCTATCCAATACTTCCTGTGGTGGGTCATAAGCCAAAGGTACCCCACGGTTCTGGCAGTACATTCTGTATGCGTCCCAAGATATAAACTTCTTGGGAGCCCTTGCAGCAGAAACAACGTATGGTGCATTTTCCCAAGCGTCACCCTCGGCAGAATCGGCAGTCTCAGACAACTCAACGTCAACTAACGGTTCTACGTTAGCGCGGAGTCGGAAACCCTTTTTCAGATAATTGTGCAATTGCACAGCATTCCCCACAGGCAATGGATTCGTGGGACCAAAACCGAAGTCTTTTACCCTGCCGTAATCACTCACCGTTGTCCGGTGATAGAGCACAGCCCTTCCTGACTCAACCCAGTGAGGTTCCTGCCCCTCTCCCAACTCGTAACCGAGTTCGGTGCGTAGTTCCCTACGCATATTAGGCCAGTATACCTCTCTGAACATTTCAACGTGTTCCTGTGCTGGACTATCTTCATCGAGGAAGTAATCCCACGGGTCAACCTGAATTCGTTCACTGGCTTTTGTGGTCATCTGCTTCTCCTTTTGCGTCGACGACGTTTACGTGTACGATCATCAACACTCCGACTCACCCTGTCGACTTCGGGTTGTTCACCTTTAAAAGCAACCGTATTGGTTACCTGTTCTGGCATTGACACCGAAGGTGACGTGGCATATTTATGAGTAAGTAAAACATCAATTGTTCCTACCTTCACGTGGGCATCGTAATTGTTACGAATCCGTTCTATATGTTTGGTTCCCTGGTTCTTTCGCATAGACATTGGACTGCCACATCCCGTACAGGTAAAATTTATCTGACCACCCTCACCAATTCCCTGATATAACTCAGCGTCACGATGAGATTCGTAATTAGTTTTAAGCTGTACAAGGTGCTGTTCAATGTGCCCTTCATATAAAGACGCTTCAGTACAGCAGGAACATTTAAAAACTACCTTTGCAAGGTAATGTTCCATAGCCATACCCTTCTCTAACGGACTAGTCCATGTGTGGTCAATTAAATCCCATAATTTGATTTTGTTAGCCTCTGAACTACCTGCGTCAAATAAGATAGCGTCACGTCCACTTTCATCGACGATTCGCCTTCTGTCTCTAGGTGTTGGGGCACTGCCCTTATATGTGTCTACGTTTTGATTAACCAAGATTAAACCTCATTAGGTTACTACAGTAGACGCAGCATCTGAAAATACTTCAAGTCCATGTGGGTCTGCTCTTTCACCCTCTGCCCATTCCTGGAAGATCCCGTACTCTCTCGCTCGGAGTGAGTTGTCATCCTCTTCTGTCACATCAGAATCATTTGCTACGACCATATAAAGAGCCTCTTTAGCAAAAATTGCTCCCTTGGCATCGTCATTTGAGTCACGTTCAATGTTTCCACTATGGAATATGGGTATACCGTAGAGTCGGTCTGACCCTCTCCACCATCTTTGAACCAAGTCAGCAGACAGTCCATCAAATGATGCACCAGAATCAGCCGTGCGAGTAACACTCGCTGGCATACCCAGGCTCAAATCCGCAACAATGTCACTGATCTGTTCAATGTGTAAAGCTGCCTGTAAAGGCATAGGTGCGGGACCAAAACTTGCGTTGTTGTCAGTCAGCAAATAAGCTACTGCACCTCTAAAGTGTGTGATATCCATTGCGTTACCTGCATTAACGATAGAGTTTGAAAAACCGTCGTATAGAGCAATAACGTCTTTGGCCATTCTCCTTCTCAGGGAAGAGCCGATTTGCCTTCCAGCCACGGTTATCACACTGCTGTCGCCCTGCCTTCTAATGAGGCGGTTTGACAGAGTGACAAGTATTCCGTGTTCTGCTGGAGTTAATTGCAAAGTATTTGTAGCGAGCTGCTGAACCGAAGACAGATCAACACCCTCAGTAAGGGCTGATGCATCTGTTAATCGAGCATATGTGCTGATATCCCACTGCTTTGAACCAGTAGGAATTCTTTCACTCTCAATTAAATCCGGATCTGGGGCAGCGGGCTCAAACGCTTCTTTTGCGGATGCTATTATGATCCGCTGTCCGTTTGTTAAACCGGACGTGCTGGACAGCGATAGTCCTGTTGCCATTTTATTCTCCTAACTATTGACCTAGTTTACTCAACTGGTCTGTATATTCTTCTTTTGATAGTTTGCCTTCTATGTAGGCTGATTGCACCTGCTCTATCGATCTCATGTTAGAAGACGCACCGTTGGAAGGCGTTCCCGCTGTTGGCGGACTCTGTACCCCGTTTGGTGCGGGTTGTTCTTGAGCCTGAGTTGCGGGTGCCTGATTAGTAGCATCCATCAACGGTTTCAAACTCGCAAAATACCTGTCTCGTCTTTGAGATTCGGACAAACCTGGATCAGTAAAAGCTGCGTAGTCAATACCGGGAGTTTTAGGGTCGACACCCAAACTTGTGGCAATGTCATAGACTTGTTGCCATCCATTTGGTGCCTGTTGTGCAGACTGTGTCGGCTGTTCGGGTGGTTGTTCACCACCTCCCAGCTGATCCCTTAATTTTAAATTCTCCTCATGATAGGCCTTATTGGCCTGAAGCATTTGCTCAACACCAGGTCTGTATTCTTCGGGCATTGTCTCAATATATTGTTGAGCCGCCTGTTCCTGTTGTTGTCGCACCTGCGTTTCGGTATCTCGACGTATAGCATTTAAACCAAGGTCTACCTTTGACTGCAACCCGGCAACTTGTCGTGAAAAATCTTCACGCATAGCCCGCAGTTCTTCAGTCACAGGATTGGTGTCTGTTTGAGACTGGGGAGCCTCCTGAACAGCATCCAACTGAGCCTGGTCTTGATCTAGTGCAGATGTAATATCTGTATTTTCTGTAGTCACCTAGTACCTCCTATCGGTTGATGAGAACCGTGACACTTTGTTACAGTTTAGGTTTGTTACTTTATTCATGTCAATCTGTTATCTTAAAAATTGTTGTATATTCTGTTCTTGTTGTGGTTGAAATTCTTTTTCTAATTCAATCAACATTGATGTTGGGATAGTAGTATCGTCTAATCTTAAATAACCCCATTTAAGTAATAATCTAGTTATATGTTTTGCCCTTTCTTTATGTTCTGGCGACACAATTTCCCCTTCCCACCCTATTGATCGTGCATTCCTTTTGTAATCGTTAACGCCAGCTGTCATTTCCTTGTAATCGTAACGTGTCCTTCCGTCATCTACAGCATCATCTAAGGCGGTTGTCCTACTATACAAATACTTTAAATGATCTTTATACATAGCTTCAGAATTATCGGGATAAGTCTTTTTAAAATATTCTCTATCCTGTGAAAAAAAGTGTTCGCCAAGAAACTCAGAATCCGTACTGTATTCAGTAAGAGTCTTCTGAAACTTTATTTTTTCCGGATCGGGCTCATCCTCTGTATATATAGGACGCTTTGATGTAATTATTTCAAGATTCTTATCAGTAGGGTCTGGATATGTATTACCATTTTCATCGGTTAACGTACCAACTATGCCCAAAGATATGGCATCACGAATCACTTCTGCTCTTTTCTGTTTCTGGTAATCAAATTCCTGCAAATCTATATATAAACCAGAATCTCCATTGTTAATGAGTATCATTGGAGCAGAGATAGACCAGTATTTCTCTCTAAGCAATGCTGCCTGGCTGTTACGTTCATCCATTATTTTTACAAGATGGTCAAATGTCTTGGCTTTTTGCCACTCTTCTGCCTCTTTCGGAATATTAGTTACCCAGTTATGCCAACGGGCATCATTGAATGCCTGTATGAATTTACGTTGCTGTTTCCCGGGTCCCTGCTGATTAACTAGAGTTATGTAACCCGGAGCCACCTCTGGTTCCAGTCCCGTTTCAAGTATTCGTGTATTTACATTAGCCCAGTCCTTGATTCCGGATCTCCATTTATCCTGACCAGTTGCAGAGGGTCGTCTTGCCTCTAGTTCCTCATAGTGATCCTTCATAATAGGATGATTATCAACTCTGAATTGCTCGTCACTGTCTATAGGCAAGTCATCGTATACCATTGTCGGCCATATCTGATTAGTTACCTGATTTTTTAAATCCTTGGTTGTAGTGAAAGACTGAAATCCACCACCATATATTGAAAATGCCAGTCCCAATGGAACCGCAGGATTCTGAAGCATTTCAGCGGGACTTTCATATTGTTGCCAGGCTTCTATAAAGTCACCAACAACCATAGGAACTAATCGGTCCCATTCCGATTTCCAACCTTCTGTACTTCTGAAGTCTACAGTTTCTCCCAGGAAGTCTTCACCCGTAAAGGTATCCAAACCTAGAGCTCCAGATGGAGATAATTTAGATTCAATCCATCTCTTTAGAGGTTCCATCCTACTAATATCGTAAGTTTGACCTGTGCCCAGACTCTTTCTTTTTCCTGCTATTGTCTGGTATGAATACCTGGCCAAAGGTAGGTACCCACCAAAGAAATCAAACCTGTGTGACCCAATTTTTCCCTTACCGAAATCTGAAGAGGCCGGATTCATCTCTATTTCTGCACCAGCCATGTCAAGGAATCGCATCCACATTATGGAACTCTGCATAAAGCTGGCCATATTGGCTCCCCAAATCTTGGAAACGGCTTCGTTTCTGGTAGATTTAAATGCACCGCCTATTATGAAAGCGGGTCCGGCAGATGTAAATCTGGGAGCAAAGAAAGCCGCATTGGCAAGGTCAGCTACTTTATTAGCTGTGCCACCTTTACTGGTTAGAAAAGCAAATGGATTCGGGCCACGTCCGGTTCCCCAGTTAATTATGTCGGCCAAATCTTTATAGTCCTGCAGGTTTTTTGTTACACCGGAGGCATGCCACTGTTCTATGGTTTTAAAGTAAATATCATGTCTAAATTTATTTAAGAAAGTTGTATACGCACGTTCAGACTGCTTAACACCCGGTATCCATTTTGATAATCGACTAACAAATGCCTCTTCTTTACCTATTGCCTTCGCACCTCGTTGAGCATAAAAAAGTCCGCCCGCTTCAGCGTATGAGTAAAGTTTATGGGATAATATTGACTCTTCAATTGCAATAGCCCCCGCTTCACTAAGCATAACTTTATGCATAGCTGCAAATGCCGCTTGAAATTCCTTTGGATTTTCTGCCAGCAAGGGTCTTGCCTGCCTTAAAGCTGCGGACGCATCAAACGAAGAAACTATGGTTCTTGGAAGACCAATTAAATCTATCGCTGCTGCCCATGCCTGATCAACTTTACCAAGTGGTTCGCTAAAACCTTCAATGAAAGCAGTTCCAAACATTCTTTCCAGGCGTTTAAGTTGTGCTGGTTGCGGAACAGTGCTTCCATCTGCCAGTGCAAACCAAGCCTGCATATTAGCTATATAGTCATATCCCCTATCACCGCTGAATTCAGCTATATATTTAGTAATAACGTCGTAATCTGTCTGTGTGAAGGCTTCAGGGCCTACCTCTCCCATCAAGGGACTCCAGGCCACTTTTTTATATTCACCAGATAAATGTTTTTCAAGTAAATCTCTGAACATCTCTTTATCAGGCCAATTACCCGATTCGTTAAAAGCGTTATTCATTTCCTCTTGAAAAGCTGCTATACGTGCATTACGTTCTTTAGAATAAGATTCTTTTTGGAGTTTGGTAAGCGGTTTGGCTTCTTTAACTTTTTGAATTATAGCCCTGACCTGCGGTATATCCGGAACCGGAATCCTTTTAACTTTTGGCTTTGGAACGAATCCGGCTACCTCAGTTGTTGTTTCCCTGCCCGCACTTTTCAGGGATGTATCAAGTTTTTCAGCTTCTTTAAGTGTGTCATCAACTATCTTGGTTGCACCCAGTGCAGCAGCATTAGTGCTCTGACCTGCGTTAGAAAAGGGCTTCATCCAATCGACCCCACCTATAGAAGGTATATATTTACCCGACAAAGCTTTATCAACTGCCTTAATGCCTGTTGGTATTGCACGAATTTTGGAAGGCGCAGCCATCACTGGGTCATATGTTAGCTCATTTATAGTTTGAAGCCATTCTGGAACTTCACCAACTTCATTCATAGCAGTTGCATAATCAACAATACTAAAAGAATCATGTTCTTTTTCGTTATAAACATCCCATACTTTCTCTATCTTAGCTGCCGGATCTCTACCTTTCGGAGGAATATAACCCATTAAACCGGGCTGAAAAGGATCGTATTCCATACCTCCACTTAATCCGGCAAAACTCATAGCGGCTCCACCAACATGACTGGGAATCATTAGTTTATTCCAGATATTTCCCAAAAAACCTATGGTAGGATCAATAACATCCTCTTTAATACCCTCACCAATACCTGTACCGATACCACTACCACCTGTTAATGCGGTCATTATCGGGTCTACATCTGGCCCTTTAGCCCAGGATTGCAACTCCTGTTGAGACAATACTTCAGGGGTAGGTTGAACCGGATCCAAATCAGCCCACTTGTGTGGTTCGGGAGTTGGAGTTACATATTTCGGTCTATATAAGTTGGGATCGCCTGGATCACCCATTAATAATTTCCTTCCCAGGTTTGAGGTTCTTCTTCTTTTCTATTTAATAAAGACCCATATGGGCCACCAGCCTGACTGGAACCTGGCATATTAACTGGCCCCATTGAAGGAAATACAGGTGCGGATTCAACATAGTTTTCCATATCCCTTGACCCTGGAAGCATTGGATTAAAAACCGACGTATCTCTTTCTGGGAGATTTGAAAAAAATGGTCTTCTTATATCATTTGGGCCAGTTGTATATATATCACTTCTTAACGATGGTGGCCCCATTAATGATTGCATAATATTTGGAGGTATCGAGGGGGGAGCTGCACCTGTCTGCATTGCAAATTGTTCTGTAGGTGTAAGGTTATATTGCCAGTTCAACATTGGTTTTAACCGCTCCGGTACAAGTCCGCCTGGTCCCAGATTAAACGGAACTTCAGCTGCAGGCAGTACTTTAATTTCACCTGTATTGGGATCCCTGTAAGTTACATCTGGAAATGCTTCAATCTTACCTGAAGGAGTTATCCCCTGTGGACTTGTATAAATAGGTCTTTTAGTTACCGGATCAATTTTTACTTCACCTGTAGCCGCATCAATCGCAGGCATACCTTCTTCTTTATAACGCTTTAAAGTGTCATCTGCCTGTAATGCAAAAACAGGATCACCTAAATACTTTTTCTTAAAGGCATCAGGATTAGCCTCTGCCTGTTGAAAAATGTTGTAATCTGAAATACGACGTTGGGTTTGAAGAGTCTTTGCTTCTGCCTGTGCGGCTGCCTCGTCTTCAGCACGTTGTTCTGCTGCCTCTTCTGATTCTTCTGCATAAGCAACACCTTGATCTATTCCGATAATATCCGGTGCTTCAATAAACTGCTGATCTGCAAACATGCCAGCCTGTTGTAATATATCATCTGGCGAATAAACTAATGCTCCAGTCTGATCAGTTGCAGTCCTAAGATCCCGCACATGCGCCTGTAGCAAGTCTCCCTTTTCTTTAACAAATCTATTGTAGGCAGCCTTTCCTTCATCGCTTGTCCCTATCTGGAAATCATACTTTAAGGTATTCCCATAGTATTCTTTAATCCATGTTTCAGGATTAGACATAATAGCCTTGAGATCGGATTCAGTTAAATTAGTGGATACACCCCGGGCTTCTTCACGGACTTTAAACCGATCTTTAGTTAAAGGTGAATCGGAAAACATTGTATCGAGGTACCCGTAATCAATTTGATCTTGCTTAGATCCCATTCTTCCCTGTGCTTTAAAAATCAGGGCTTTTGCTATTGTCTTAAACGCAGGGTTTGCAGCTGTTGATTGACCTACTAAGTCCTGTTGAATTTGATCCCACTGAGCCCAAATATTATCTTTAAAGGATTGAGTATGTGTCTCTTCGTATGTGGCAAATCCTGTCTCTTCCGCGGCATCTAAAAATGCCTGAAATCTGCTGGCTTCGGTGAAATAGAGGGGTTGAAGGGCAAGAGTTTGTTCTGATTGTGCATATACTTCATCAAGAATATCCCATATTTTATACTGATCTGTGTTCTGTTGACTCCATTCCAGCCTCTCAGGACGATTTATTGTTGCATACCCTTCTTCAGTTTTCTGTGCCTCCCGCCTTATTTCTTTCTCAAGGAGGAATTCATCTAATATCAGGGGCAATGCGAAATTTACGTCACCCGCAGTAAGTCCACCTGGATATAGACTTTCGTATCTTTCTGCAAATGTATAAAACATTTCCTGCAACAATTCAGCCGCATCCTCATCATCAATTTTTACTAATTGCATTTCCTTAATAGCTAATTCTTCAAGATATCCCTGCCCCTGAAGATCATCTCCATATTGCACTTCTAGATTTTTCTTCCTGCGTAGAGCTGCCTGTTCCGATTGTGACAGTTCAGCTGCGGAAGCAGCTTCAATTGTCTGGAATATTTCCTGAATAACAGTTTTATTCATTCCAGTTGGAGAAAAATACTTCTCTATGTACGTCTGGAAATCTTCAAGCTCTCCCATAGGTCCCGGAAAAGCAATTCTACTGTCTAATTCTGCTAGTAGTTCTGGATCAGCCACTTATATTTCTCCTGCTGGTTAAACCTCTTGGCCTGAATCCGTGTGATTTTGCCCAGTTATTAGCATCTTTCTGTGTGGGCGTTGGAATATGTTGATCTTTAAATGCTTTGATTTGCTCCTGGTACAGTTGTTGAGCCATTATAAGCGGGTCTTTTAGTAAATCTGTTTCATTTGCCATTAATCCACCCTTTGTCCTGTAGGCATTCTTCTACCACCTCCGGTTCCTGTTGCCAGTTGAGAACCTAAAATATCTAACCCACCCATTCCCTGTGGGAAAGTTCGCTCTCTTTCAGTTCCCTGTCCAATTCTCTGTTCCTGTATATTTCTTTCACCCGGTCTCTGAAGCTGTGCCTGACCCGGTAAATATTGAGTGCCTAACTGGTTTGCTGTCGTATCTGCTGCTGCTGCTCTCTGTTGTCCCAGCTGAACAGCCTGTGCAACTTCTTCTGCCTGCTGACCACGAGCCATTTCAAGCAACTTCTCAGCTGCCATCTGGTTCTGTTCCTCAAGCGGATTGGTTATACCAACTCTTCTCTGTGCCTCGTAAAGACTGATGAGCCCGCTTCCACCGTTCCAGAGCCTGAGTGCCAGGAGTGCTTCACGCTCTCTCTCCTCTGGTGCCTCTGCTTTCAGTGTTACTGTGTTCTCATAAAATACCTTAATATCGTCCGGCCCAATAGACTGGTCGAATTCCTGCACAGAACTTCGTGCGTGAACAGTGACCTTGCCCATCGCCTTGTTATTAACAAGTTTCAGGAACCTCTGGTTTGCCTGCTCCATTCCACGAGCCATAGCATCGGCAAATTTACCGAATACAAGTCTTCCCGTACCAGCAAGAACTGATAGTGCAAATCCTGTGGATACACCTGAAGGACGCATTCCTCTAACGACGTTAGGGAAAGTTGCCTCCTCGATCATTGTCTGAACCATGCCAAGTTGCTGAAGTATTTCCTGCGGTGGCATAGCAAGAGGTGACGGTTCTATCTGCACATTAGGTCTGACCCAGTTCTTTGAAGCAAACAGTTCGTATTCGTCCATAGTTGCTTCAGCTGAAGATGCGGGTCCATAGAAGTCTATAGTTCTCCACGCATACTGCCTGAGAATTGCTTCGTACTGTGTTATCAGCCTTGCCTCGGAATCGAGTAAACTGTGTACGGGTTTAAGAACGCCCTGGTATCTGTCTTCAGGTAATCCCACATCGTAATCGAGTGACGATGCTGGTTGTATTTTCACATACGGGTTAAATCCGTAACCGTGCTTGTATGGTCCCCATACCCATTCTCCATCAGCCATCCTCCCGCACCATGTATCATCCCAGTATTCTAAGAAAGTTACAGTCTCAGAATTGGGAGTCATCGGTGTCCATTCAGGGTATAGAGACTGTATGTCACCGCATTTGGAATCGTAGAACTCAATACACCATTTCATCTTGGCTCTTGAGTCATCCCAGACTATATTCTTTGGGTTAACGGCATCAATTATGAATGGAAATGATATATCCCTCTCATCTAAATGATCTCTTAACGCTTCCTTATAATCCCCTTCGTCTGTGTAATCATCCAGATACGGTGCATCAGGCCATTTATCGCCGTCCCACCATGTTTTGATAAATCCAACACCATACTGAATTGAGTGTTTTACAACTGTTCTCTTGGTATGTTCGGGTATATGCATCCATACGCCCTGCAAAAATTTCTGTATTCTCTCAGACCTGTTCTTCGCCCTCGGTGATGGAGCCGGAACAAATATAGCGGGATTGTTCACATCGACGTGGTCTGTTGCGACATTGACTATAGCGTGAGCGGTGGCAGGCCTGACAGGATCAATAGGCATATCGTCAGGAACGGGTACACTTCTGGTACCGAAATAATATTCGTCTTCTTCTTTACACTGTTCATGAAAGGTCTTGTACTGATCTTTGTAAGTGTCAAAAATCTGAAGTACATGTTCCTCTGTTGGCTTTGAATCGTCGTAGGTCTGATCACCAGGAACGAGTGGTTCGCCTGTATCAAAATTAACAAGTACCATTACAGATTAACTCCTGACTTATCCCATCGTTCTTCGACACGCATCAATCTTCTTTCTTTCATAATCTTTTCGCCTGAACTCATACCCAGCATTCCGTGTCCACTGTTAGTTTCTCTCTGAGTTGGCATATATCTTCCACCAAATCCTCTTCTGCGGGATTGTTGGTATTCTGGTTCGTTACATGCTGAAAGAGCCAGTGAGAGAGAGAATACCTCGTCATCGTGTTCTCCGGCTGGTGCCTGTGCCTTAAACGCTCCGCTTGACATCCTTACATGCTGAAAGGCGCGTAACTGCCTCAACAATATAGGAATGGCTGGAAATTGTATAGTTCTATGTTCCATTGCAACGGTAAGGTCTGCAAGCAGTTTTTCACGCACGGTTCTTTGAATTGACACACCTTCCACGGGAAGGTTCTGAGCCATTAAATCCTGCACCATAGCAAGACCCATACCTGTTGCGTCAGCCATGATTCTCTGAATTCCCCATTCCTGATTTATAGCTACAATATGTTGTTGTACCTGTGCCCAGGACTGCCCATCCCACAACCTATGGTATACGACTTTACGCTCATCGGCATCCATAATTATCAGAACGGTAAAGTCACGGGACACACCGAGGTCAAGTCCTGCAACGTAGTTCTTTCCCGGCAGTGGTTCATCAAGCAGGTCACCGCCAACGCAGTCTTCGATATTTGAAAAGAATCCTGACGACAGTGAGAATTCAGCAAGGTACATTCTTCGCCATGCTGATTCAGGCATAACTTCCTTATCTGATTCAACTTCTTCAATATCATCCGCATTAAGTAGTGGATTCTGATAAACCGTGTAATGAAAATACCTATGGTTTTTATACGCCATACGTTTGGCTGCCTCACATCCACGCCTGAACCAGTGTTCTGGATATACCGAAGGAATACCTTCATAGAATGCTTTACCCATTCTTCCGGCCTGTCTCAGGGTAGGTCGCAATTTTTCAGCTGCGGTATTAGGTATATCCTGCGCTTCAGATACCCAGAGGAAGTCGAGCCCGACTGTCTGGAGTGCCTGTGCGTTATCTGCCGATTTCATCTCAATGAGTCCCCAGACTTCGTCTGAGATTCCATTTAAAGTAATCGTCATATTTGCCTGGTTTGTTTCCCGTATCCATGAAGGCTCAAGCAGCTGAAGTAGTTCGTTCCATGCCTGTCTTCCCTGTATGTATGAAGGTGCAACGACCCAGGCATGAAATCCTGGTGGAACGAGTTGATACTTATTTATATGTTCCATTGGGCGTGACAGCGATTCATAATACGCGGCTTCAAGCTCACCAAGAGCACATCGGGACTTACCCCACCTTCGTGCGGCTTCGACCCATTTCTCTTTTGAGTTCATTGAATGAACTTCTATCTGTCCTTCATGCGGACTGTAGCGCGTCCTCAGTAATGATGTTGTCATCTTGTTCCTCTACTGAGCCGGGAGTTCTTTTGTCAGGCAATATAGCACCAGGTTTCATATCATCAGATGTAACCGGGCGTATTTTAGGCTTGACCTTACCTCTGCCAGCTCCTTTTGTTGGTCCTTCCTCATCTGGAAGAGCCTGTATCTGTTTGATAACCGCAAGTCTTTTCTCCACACCAAGTTCAGGGTCATTGAGCATTTGAACAAGATGCCATTTTGCCACCCGCTTAATCTCATTATTCGGCAATTCATCTACTGCAACTGATTTCTGCCTGACCATCTTGGCAGCTATACCAAAGTATACATTCTGCCTGACCCACTTGGTAATCCATGATTGTGATCTGCCAACATAGGCAAGTGCGCCTGAGTCTTTTGCATGAAACTGCCTTACCCAGAGGAAGGCTTTCATTTCAGAATTAAATGTTTCCCATCCTTCAATCTGCGAACCGTAGTCCTGTCTTTTAGCAGCTGACGCAATTGTCGATGCTATCAGGCCCGGATGTATATCAGTCGCTTCTTTTCTAGGCATTATGGTAACTCCCTTGGCAGTTGAAGTTCCTGAAATGGTATTAATCTCTCATCCAACTCAACGTCTCGTAAATACTTTTGAGCCGAACCTTGATTGGTCTGCAAATTTCGAAGAAGTGCAGCTTCTTTCTGTGGGCGTTTCGAAAATAAGGAAGGTGACTGAATTCCACCAGCAAACCCTGAACTACCAGAGTGAATATTAGTAACCATATGCTCTAATTGTTTTTTAGTTGCCTTGGAAAGATTGGGGTCAAAGTATGCATTTAAAACTGGATTATTTTCCACACCAGTATATCCATCTGAATGAAATAGCTTCATTTCAGCAGTTGCAGATACATCACCTGAGTTATGTAAATCTTCAAAGAATTTAAGTTCTTCCCAGGCTTTAGTTGAATGGTGACCGATAAGTCTTGTAAATACTTGGGAGGGTACATCGCCCGTTACCCTGGCTTCATGTTTAGCAGTTTGCCAGATAACCATAATCTGATAATCAGTTAAAAAGTCTGAGGCAAACTCCGACTTTTCAGTACCTAATTTTTTTACTAACTCTCTTGATTCATTCATATTTTTTTCTATTGCATCGCCCAAATAAGAATTGACGACATCATCCATACTAAAATCTTTGGATCCCCATCGTATTGTTGGTCCTATACCCGGTTTAGAAGTATTAAAAGGTGCTACAGTTGCAAGTTCCGGCAGCATAGTGGCAAGTGGAAGGTCACTCAAAAAATTAACTTTTTCACCTTTGATTAACGCTGGGTCCATACCAGCGATTTTTACCTCATCAGCTATGTCGTCTAATCCGCTTGGAATTCCCACTGAGTGATCAAAGACATCTTCCCAGTAATCCATTACCATATCTTTTT